AAATGGCATCGGAATTTCAAAATGATGGATAGAGTTTATGCTCATCGCATCATTTTCTTTTTTTCCGCTCCTTGATTCGCTGAGTACGGCTAACGGGAATAGCTTATCGAGGTTCCCTAATGCCTGATAATGGGCCTGGGGGGAAACAGATCGTTTGACATTCTCATAGCTCATCATCTTCCTGAACGATTCTCCTGATATTGTTGCCATAATTCCGGTATCTCTGTTTTTTAGCGGTCTACCCACAAGTTCTTTCTTTAGGGCCTTAACCTGCTCAGACCCGCGTATACGGCGCATATTGTCTTTGAGATCTGCAATCTCCCAATCCCCAAACCACTTTTTAAACTCAGGTGTTCGTACCTGGTGCCACTGCTTTTCATTCAAATATGAAGGTTCACCGTTTGGCGCAAGGAAATATCCCTCACTATCTCTGGGCTCCCGTGATGTTCGTGAAGCCGCTTCACTCGGTCGCATCCACCTCATCGCTTGATATGTTTTGCCATTATGGGTAACGCTAACAAGTTTTTTCACCAATTTTGAAGTATCAAGGGCTTTTTCAATAGGGATTATTAACTCCTTTATGTTACAATCTTCTATATCAAAAGTGGCCGATTCTAAGAGTGTCGAATTGATCTTTATGCCCGGTATCGGTTTCCCCATAGAATGCCTCCGTTAACATCCTGCATCAGGATCGAAAAGCGTATAGCTGTGTTCTACTCCGTAAACGTCCGTCCACCTGTGTCGAGATGAACAAGCGGAGTGCCTTTTATGAAAGTACATGGCTGCAAGTATCGTCCTGCACTCGCTTCCGTGCCACGCGCGCTCTTGCATGACAGGATCGTTGGCGTGCCCCATGAACCACGCGCCCGGAGTGTTCACGTATTTCTGTAGGGCGTCTTTCACTGCCCACCAATAGACTCCAAAAGTCTTATAGATACTTGGATTTTCAATAAGCAACGGGCATATTTCGTTTATCGCCTGTTGGGTATATTGCTCATTTATACTTTCTGGGGTTTCTTTCACAAGGCAGTCAACAAAAAAATCGTCATAGTACATTGCTTTTATCGCCCTTCATGTTGCCGCATGATAAATTTCGTTGATTCTCTCAAGATACCCCGGTGTCGTGTCGTCGGGGTTTTTAATGCCCTTCTTGAAATATTCCTGCCGCGCCTGCGCAACTGCTTCGCCCCAGGCCCTCTGCCGCCCCTCAAGCTTCGCCATCGCGGCATCATACATGCTGGTAGTTTTTTCTGTCGGTGGGTACCACCTAGACCACGATCCACGACAATTCCCAGACCATCCCACCTTGCCATTCCTCTTTACGAGCAAAAAGTGCCACTTTTCGAGCTCGACATCATAGACCATGCCATCATAGGGCATTGTTTGTGGCGCGTGGGACGCCCCCCCATTTTTAGATGGTCTCGGCCTGCCAAAATAATGCCTAAATTTAGATTTTTTGATATTGATGTTGAAACAATTGGTCTTCAATATGTAGTCTCCATTGCTGAATGACGTGACCATTCTCTTTTGCTTATCTTCCCATACAGACGGCATCCATCCTGCTTTGACGACCAGTTCGCAAAGGTCTGCCATCATGCGCGGCGAAGAGGTCCTTACTATCACTTGATGGGAATCTCCCGGGTATGATTTTGCATGATGTTGGCCATCTCTGGAACCATCTCCTAGACTGAAGGCATCCAAGAACTCTCGAATATATTCAGGCGAAAGACTTTTGATAAAAGTAGGGATATACTTCTGTTCGGCATGAACGCCAATATATGCACTGAAATGATCTGAAGCTTCCCCATATAGATAAACAGCGCTCTTAGCTTTGCGAAGAAACGATTGCATGGAGGGCAGGTCGTTCACGATTTTGTCAGGAATTTTTTGTGCTAGGGCAACCTGATGCCGTCTTGTGCTACCCTCCGAGAGAAACCACGCCCACAGCCGTACATAGTCCCTATAGGATACCTTCACCCCTGCAATTTCAATCGTCTTTGGCGGCTCCGCGCCTTTCCATTCACCAATTGCCATAGGAAGATAGTAAGTACAGCGCTTTATAACTTCTTGTGCACTTTCAGCTTTCAATAGTTTCTGTTTCCAAAGCTTAGGAGTCGAAAATAGCATATTATGATTAGGAGTAACCAACATATCATAATTCAAACCGTTAAAATGTATCATATCCCCTTTATAGTGATATGCAATCTTATTGATATACCTTGCATACCCTACCTCTCGAGTATCAGGATTGATCGACATAATCTTTTCTCCGCCAGAGAGGTCTTTAATAAGCATCCACCCTGCATTAGTCAATACTTCGGTGTCGTCTGAGTAACACCAAGGGTGTTGCGTCCCCGCGGCCACCCAATCATCGGATGCTTTCCTTCCAACTCTTGTTTTCCCCTCCCATATCGCCACCTTGGCATACGGATCGTTTATCTTTTCGTCGTCGAGCGCCACGTCGGACCAAAGAGCTATGAGACCTCGTATTTTATCACAATGTTTGCATATTGCAGTATCCTTTATCTCGTATCGCTGAAAATAGACTTTCTCCCCAGGGTCAGCTTCAGATTTCTGGGCAAGAAGGAATGCGGTGTTGATATTGTCGCCCATTTCGGTTTCGACGATCCGCTCCCAATCGCGGTTTAGGCTGCCCATTGTATCAAACAATTCTTGGGCGATTTTTGTTTTCGGCTTCCTTTCTTTGATACCATTGAGAAGCGCCTGACTCACGGCAGATTTGCTCTTTTCCGCCATCGATCGGATATATTGAGCCGCGGTATCGTTTGCCACCTGGAGGCGCGCCGCCTGGAAATTATCCATACCAAAAGTGCGCTCCATATTCCATTTATCGGAAAGCCAATCGAAGCTGTGTCGCTTGTATTTGATTTCATCGAGACGCATCTTTTCGATTGCTTCCCATGTGTTGTACTTCAGCATGCGCTCAAGAATTCGCCCCAATGCTGATGATTCGAGCACAATCCCCTTTTCCGCCTTGGGTAATTCCCAATTCAGAAATCGCTCTATGGCCAGCACGAATTGTCGCCACTGACGGCGTGATATCGGTTTCCCTGTCTCGGGAGAGTAGAGAATCTGGCCTTTGTAAATAAGCGGTTCAACATCATCAACTGCTTTTGAGAATGTCGAGATCACCGGGAGATCAAACGCTGCACAGGTCGTCATGTAGATACTGTCAAGGAGCGCCGCATAGAAGAGATTCCATTTTCGCACCAATTCCATATAAGCCTGGTACGGGAAGCCTTCTGCATGCGTCTCGTCGATGCGTCGGTGCAACGTGATGGGGAGTTTCATCGCCTTCGCCAGTGCCTGGCTTGCGGCAATGTACTTTTCCTTGCGGTTCTCCTCGGTAATATTCGTAACCGTCAGTTGTATATCTTTCATGGTAGCGCCTGCTATCTCATACGGTGATCTTAATTATATCATCCTTGATGGATTTACTCATCTCTTCCTCTTCTTCGTTCTCGTAGGGGCTCGTTATTTCCTGCTGCCCTTCCACTCCGGCATGCGAGAATTGAGAGCCCTGGAGCAGCTGCACGACATAGGGATTGAGGGGGATGGTGGACCATGGCTGATTGAACGGTTTGTCTCCATCCTCTTTTCTGAGATCGTCGATGGTTTTTGATGTTCGAAGTTGTGACTCCCGAATCTGCCCTTTCTGAACCAGATCGTCTTTTTCATATCCGACAAACTCAAACTGATAGCGCGGGTCTACCTTGTCAAGAATCCTCTGCAAATGTCCCTGCAAAAACCCAAGCATGAAACCTAAGCCGCGCGACTTGGACACTTCGAGCCGCGGCGCCGTATTCTGCCCAATGACGGACGCCGACTTTGATGTACGGATTCCCATTTCTTCGAGGTCTACACCAAAAATCGCCGTGATGCTGGACCAAAGAAATTCTGTCCACTGAGAAAATTCCATATCTTTATTCGAGCCCTGGAGAGATACCCATTCGAATCTTCTGCTTTCGTTCCCTTCTCCGTTGCTCGAACCCCTGCCGGCGGGAACGATAGGAATATGCCACTTCGCTACCGGTCCGCCGGACATGATATCCACAAGGTAGTCTTCTATCATCTCCACCTCTTCCGTATCGGCATCGCCCTGCAGGAGCAGCATGCCCCTCGGAAGCTTGTCTTCTGTGAAGAAACCCATATTATACATGTAGGAGTTGATAAGCCCAGTTACCAGGTCCACGGCCTGTTCTACCATCGAGTACCCATACCCTGCGTGATCGATATCGGTCCGTGGATTCATGAACTCAAAAATCAGGTCGTCTCTCGTATAGTAAGCGGTAGTAATGGTATCAATTTCCTGGACAAATCGAATCTGATCATTCCCGTCGTAACCATCTTCAGCCGCGCGCAATATCGTGGCGCCATCGACCGCCCAGAATGCATAAATCTTTTTTGCGACGGTTCGTTGTAGCTCGGCTGCCACTTGGTCAAGGGTAAGCGCATCGCGAATCACCTTGCTGCAGTATTGCCCTAGGTCATCCTCTCGTTCCGGATCGTCGCCAAAGCCGGTCCTGAGAAAGAACTGCTCGTATATCTTGGCCAGCTTCTTTTCCTCATTGGTCATGGAGTGTTCCATGTCCTTCAAAGTGACATTGAATCCGCGGATATTTCTATCCGTGGAGGGCTTGAGAAACGGCCTCACGTTGCGGATGTAGTGATCTATGATCGCGTTGATGATCCACGCGCGTTCGGCGACAGTTCTCAAAATCTTATACGTAATACCTTTGTTGGTTTCTACAACCCCCCGGGAGCTGTGATAGATATACCGATTCATCGGATTGATGAATGTTGATTTCAATGGACCAGCACCACCTTTGGTGGGCTTTAATACTCTCGCGCGCTGTAGCATCCTAGGAATGTCGTATGTCATAATCCTCTCGTCCTCCTTCTCATGGCGGTAAGCACTGCGGCGGTCGTCTTCGGCCTACGTGTGTCTGTAGCCTTGTTTCTGCCTTTCGCGTACTGCTGATAAAATCCTCCGGATGTGTTGATATGTACTCCAACGGCGTGGACGGCCAATGCAAGCGCCCAGAACTTGTCCGAATGGTTTTTAGAATTGCTATCACAATCAAATCGTGCGTTTTTAGCAGCCGTCACTGTTTTTTTGATCGCATGTATCTGTTGCTGTAAATCACGGTCAGGCGGAAGCGCGATCTTGGACTTGTCGAACACAAGCCATGTATCATTCGCCAAGGCTTCCTTGACAGGGTTCGTAAAGGTAACGCCCTCTACCTTGCGAGGAAACGCAATCACCATATCTTCAGCGAGATTCATGCCCAGCCCCGTCGCATCAATCGCAAGGCGGTAGACTGGCAGCTCCTTCATAAAGTGTTTGAGATTATCGCGCTGTTCCTGAAAGGATACTTTCTTGAAAGATATTGTTGCGATTAC